CTTTGAGAATTATGGACAACATCCAAGAAAAGATAAAACAGTTAATGATAAAATAATTAAAACTAATATGGAAAAGTATGGAAAGGAATTTTATTTTCAGACCAATGATTTTATAAATAATAATGAAATAAAACAAAAAGTACTAGATACAAAGATAAGTAAGGGTTATATAGTAGAAGACTTTAATTTAGAACCTTTTATAGTATATAAAAGAAATTGCAGAAGGTTAACAAATAAGGTTAAAAAGGAATTATATGATAATTGGAATGGATATGATTATTATGATAATGAATATATTAAAAATAATACTATATTAGATAATACAAACAGGTTATATCCAACAATGGACCATAAAATTAGCATATTACATGGGTTTATAAATGGTATAGATGAAAGTGTTATATCTAATATAGATAATCTATGTATAACCAAGAGATGTATAAACTCTTCAAAAGGAAGTAAGATAATTAATTAAAAAAGAAAAAATATGAAACAATATCCTAAAATATTATACTTTGACCAAGCACCATTAAATGAACAATGTTATGCATTCAACAAAATAGATGGTAGTAATTTTCGTGCAGAGTGGTCTAAGAAAAGAGGTTGGTATAAGTTTGGAACCAGAAATACTATGATTAATTCAATGGACATAATTTTGGTGAGGCTATTCCACTATTCTTAGATAAGTATGGTGATGAACTACAAAAGGTTTTTAGAGATAAAAAAGAATATAGAAATATAGATAACTTTGTAGTTTTTGCTGAATACTATGGTGAAAATTCTTTTGCAGGGTTTCATGAACCTGGTGATAAGAAAGATATTGTTTTATTTGATGTCAATCAATTTAAAAGAGGTTTTGTACCACCAAAAGAGTTTATAGATAACTTTGGACACTTACACATACCTGAGATTGTATATTCTGGACCATTTACATTTGATTTGGTGAAGGATATCAGAAAAGATGTGTATGAGTTAAAAGAAGGAGTTATTGTCAAAGGAGTGAGAAAAACTAAAGGGAAAGATGAAGTTTGGATGGCTAAAATAAAAACTAATGATTGGTTACATAAAGTAAAGTCTAAATTAGGAGAGAAAGCTCTTTTAGAAGAAGTAAATGGTAATAGGTTATTACTATAAAAGTGAAAACCCAAGAGTAGCGAATTCTTGGGTTTTCTTTTTAGTCTGCCTCAGTTTGCTGCGGTAACTATTAGGGTCCTAAGCCCTTTATGAGTTATATATAAAAATCTAATCTATCTTTTTTGTCATATTGATTTACTTTACTACAAAGTGGTTGATAATTTGTATAATGATGTAATTTAATTAACTCTTCTTCATTATTTGCACTTGATAGTGGAATTTTATGATCAAACTGCCAAGTTTCATTATAGTTACCTGTATAACTGCCATGATTTGACCAATTCATCCAATCTTCAAATTGTTCTTCAATATATATCTTAAAATCAGAATATGAACATCCCAATATTTCATAAGTTCTTGATTTTTTTGAATAGAATTTCTCATTAAGACAATTTCTTAATGATGCACTTATATTACATTGTAATTTGAATAACAAATCATTCTCTCTTCTATTTCTAAAATATTCTTTCCTACTTTTTCTAGGATTTTTAATTATATATATCCTACGAGATTCATTATAACAATCTTTACAAGATTTCCTTAAACCATCTTTCATCTTTATTTTTTTATAGAAAAAAGATATTTCCTTTTCTATTTTACACGTACTACAAGTTTTCATTATATTTATCTATAAGTAATTTTATTAATTGAGTGTATGATAATTTCTTACCTACCTTAATTATCTGTTCATCCATTAAATCCTTTAAATCAGATTTAATCATTATTGATTTATATTTTTTATCCATATTATATATAATTATCTCCCTTTTATAATTTTTATCAACTTTTATAAAAATGGATATAAAAGATAAGTAAATAATTTATGTCTAATATAAAAAACTAAAAAATGGTAAAACATGAAATTAAAGTAGAGTTGTCTGATTCTACTTCTATCCAAGAGATTATTGAAAAAGCTTACTTTGAAGAAGGGCAAATGGGTAAAATCTTAGGTAAAAAACATTACTTAACAATAGATGAAAGTGATGAAATCAACCACACAATTTTTAAAGGGTTAAACAATGCTACAGTTAAAATCACAAATGAAATCATTGATGGTTCAATGAGATTTATGATTGATGAAACAGAAGGTGATGTAAGATTATATCCAATCTCTGTTTATTGTGTTAAAGAGCAAAAGTATTCCTTTTACTAATAGAAAAAACAATCCTAAAAATGAAAAAATTTGATTGGAATGACATTACAATAATACCAGATACTCTGAGTACTATTGCATCTCGAAGTGAGATAAACCCATTGAAAAATGGAAAACTACCAATATTTACTGCACCTATGGATATGGTTATTGATGAAAATAATATATCTGAGTTTGAGTTAAACAACATTAATATTTGTTTGCCAAGAAATGTAAAGTATAATATTAATAAAAGTACTAATCATTTTTATTCTTATGGATTAGATGAAATCATTGAAATTTTTGAACATTCTTATCCACTACCAAGAAGAGTACTTATTGATGTTGCAAATGGTCACATGCAAAAGTTATGGGACATTTCTAAAAGAATTAAAGAAAAGTATGGTGAAAACCTGGAATTAATGGTTGGTAACATTGCTAATCCAGAAACTTATAGAAAGTACTGTGAGATTGGTGTTGATTGGATTAGAGTTGGTATTGGTGGAGGATCTGCTTGTACTACATCTGCAAATGTTTCAATTCACTTTCCTATGGCATCATTGGTAAATGAATGTTATGAAATCTCTAAAGAGTTTGATAAACCTACTAAAATTTTAGCAGATGGTGGATTTAGAAGTTTCTCTGATATAATTAAAGCTTTAGCACTTGGTGCTGATGCTTGTATGTTAGGTGGGATTTTTAATAAATGTTTAGAAAGTTGTTCTGATACATACTTACTAAATGACACTACATCTGAGTATATTAAACTTGAAAAAGAAGAAGCCATTAAGTTATACAAAACTGGTCAAACACTATATAAGTATTATAGAGGAATGTCAACTAAAGAAGTTCAGAAAGTTTGGGAGAGAAAAGAACTTAAAACTGGTGAAGGAATAACAAAATACAATAAAGTAGAATATACTTTATCTGGATGGAGAGAAAACTTTACAGACTATTTAAGATCTGCAATGTCCTACTCAAATAGTAGGAGTTTGGAAGAGTTTATTGGTGAAGCACAATGGGTTAAAATATCACAGAATGCTTTTAATAGATTTAACAAGTAAAATAAAACCACTCAATAGAGTGGTTTTTTTATATATTCTTTCTAAATTTTACCCAGACAAATCTTGTTCCATGTAGAGGATTATTGAGACCTCCAGTATGATTATCTTGATATAATATAACATCAACATCATGATATTTTATTTTCACTTTCTCTATACAAACTTCTATCTCTTTATAAAAATCTGTTAGTTCTTCACTAATTTTTATAAACTTGTCTATACTATATTCTTCTAGTATTTCTAAATCAGGACAATTTATACCAAGACCATGTTCAATATATTCATTAGTATTATCTGCTTCTTCATATACATCATACTTAGCATCATCATAGAACTCAATAAAACATTCTTTGATATATTCTTCATCAAATTCAAACTTTTGATCAACATCTTCATTATATTGTTTTAAATGTTTCATATTTTTTCAACTACTATTTCTATTTTTAACATTTCAGTTGGAAATGTAAATTCTTCACTAATTATATCATTATATTCTATAATATCAGGAAAATGTTTTGAACTGGTTTTATCTTTAGGAGTAAATATTTTAATATTATTAATTTTATATTTTTCATTTAAAATTTCTAAAAATGGAACAACTTCATCTTTAACACTATCCCAAGTAAACTTTTTATTACGGGTTCCAAAACTTGCATAGCTATTCTTAATTGAAATTCGGTATTCTGAATCTGACAAGGTTGAATTATATGAAGAAGGATCTGATGGATTATAATGTCTAGTAACTACATTAATCTTAAATCCATCATCTAATAAATATGCTAGATAATTTAAACAAAAGTTATTTAAAATCTTACTTTGTTCTGGCTCTTTACTTTCATTGAAATAAAATAAATGTTTCATTATTCTTCTTCATCATTTTCATAAGTACCATCAAGTACAAATATAATTGTAATATAACCTTCTGGTGGCCATTGGTATTCAAAATGGGTTTCAATATCATATCTTATTGCAACTTTCTCTAAACAATTTTCTATCTCTTTATAAAACTCAGCAACTTCATCACCATGTCTTACAAATTCTGCAATACCTTTACTATAATCACCAAGTTCAGGTTCATCCATTGTTAATCTAAATGTAATTGATTCCCCATCATTAAGTTCCTCTGTAAATACACCATTATCACCTTCTCCAAGTTTATCATAAAACTCAATAAAACAAAGTTTGATATACTCTATCATCTCATCTTTTCTCTCTAAACTCTCATTAAATTTTCTTAAATGTTTCATATTATTCATCATATAAATATTTTCTAAATATTACTGAAATCTCAAATAGATTATCAGCATAGTATGTTTTTCTATCTGTTACAATTTCATAATTTATTTGATATTTAACTGCAACCTTTTCTAAACTATATTCTATTTCTTCTAGTATTTCTAACTCTCTTTTAGAACTTTCAATCAGTTCATTAATTTTAACTTTATCAGTCTTAAAACTACTTGAATAATTTTTTGGCATAGGTATTTTTATTTTTACAATAAACTCTTCCCAAGTAATTCTATGTTTTTCTTCTTCACCATAGTCAATAGTAGCACCTTTATCAATTAAGTCAACAAAACAACTAGTCAGATATTCTACATCCATTAACTCATCCTTGTTCTCATTAAATTTTATTAAATATTTCATTAGTTAACTATTTTTATTTGTACTTCTCTCACATGTCCATCTTGGTTAGTTGCATAAATACATTCCAAATCTGGATATTTTATCATAACTTTCTCTATACAATTTTCCACATCTAAAAAGAACTCATGAAGTTCTTTAGCAGATTTTATATTATCATCAAGTGAATAACCTGGTTCAAACCAACACTTAGGAACTTTTATATAAATATCATAAGCTTCTTCTGTAGAGTATGTTTTTGCACCATCATCTATGAATTCAATAAAACACTCATTAAAATAATTACAATCTAATTCTTCTTTACTTTCATTATACTTTCTTAAATGTCTCATAAATCACTAACTAATTTTACATCATTATATGCAAGTTCTAAACATATTAATGAGTTTGAAACAGCATTAAATTGAATAATATCTACATTATAAATCTCACTAATCTTTTCAATACCCTCTTCTATCTCATTCATTATCTCAATGAACTTTTTAAACTCTTCAATATTACATTGATCATAAAGACCTATATTAAAATCTATGTTATATCCTTCAATATAAGAAGTCTGCATACCAATATTTGCAAAGAAATCATATAATCCATCTTTTTCAGTTTCTACTTCTGAATATATTTCATAAATTCTATTAGACTTTATTAAATCAAAAGCATGTGCAAAACATTCATTAATAATGTCTTCTGTTAATATTCTTGTTTTGCTTTCATTATACCTTCTTAAATGTTTCATAATTAACTAATTTTTATCTATTACTACAATAATCTCTCTAAGATTATTTTCTATTGATACATCATCATTTAATATATCTTCTACATTACTATATGAATATGTCCAACCAATACCAATAAAGGATTTTTTGTTGAAGACAATATGTTTTATTTTATAACTATTATTTAAAAGTTCTAAAAAGGGTATAAAGTCATCCTTTATCTGGTCCCATTTAAACTTACTCTTTTTAATACTAATTTTAATATAATGCTTTTTTATTCTACCATCATGACCATATTCTTCCACTTTATCTTTAACATCTACTTCATAATCATCTAAAACATAAGCCAAATTGTTATTTATAAATAACTCAATCTCTTTTATCTCATTATAATTTTCAAATATCTTAATATATTTCATTACCTCTTAACCATCACAAACCAAGAAGAGTTTGATTGTCCTTTTATTTCTTCTTCAACTTCTTTAATCTCTGCTTGACCCTGTGTAATCAAGTTTGCATGATTAATTTTTACATTTCCAGGCAAAACGAAATCATACATACCCATCATATTCCCTAATTGAACTTTGGCCCAACCAACACAAAACTTAAAGAATAAGTCATCTTTGAATAGATTTTCTTGTGGTATATTAGCATAAGCTTCAATAATAACATCATGTTTAACTTTAGTTAAAATATGTAATCTATGGTTTAACTGATTAAAAGAGTGTCTAAGTGTATATTTATTCAACTGGTTTAACATATCAGACATATTATCTAATAATGTTTTATAAACTCCTAACTCTCCAATTGTTGTCACATAAGAAGATAAGTAAGGTTGATTAGTAACCCCTAAGTTTACAGATAAGTTTGGTGAATTAATACCTAATTGAAAAAGTGATGCACTTCTTACTTCATATAAATAAACAACAGATTGAATTTCACAAGGAACATTAACATAATTATACTTAGTAAACTCTTCTGTAAAGAAAGCTTCTTTTTTAATTAGATAATATATCTTCTGAACAGCATACTGATAATTTCTATAAAACCAAGGCAATGCTCTTGTTTCAATTATCTGGCGTAAGTTAGCATCAGGTAATGTTTTAGGCAAAGCACAAGATACACTAATCTCTGTTTGTACTAAATCAATAAACTCATCTATTGTCCAACCACCTTGAAATGGAATATAATCTGCACTATCTGCCATAAATTTTTATATATTTTATAGTATATATTAAAAATAAAATGCTATCTTTGTACTCACGATAACAAACAAACAAAATCTCTCACACTATGGCAACTATTGGAAAAATTACTAAAGAACAAATTATAAAGTCAAGAAAAAAAGCTTCTAGAGATATGGAAGTTCAAAATTCTATTGGATGGACTGCAACTCACAAAGTTCACAAAACTCTTAAAGATTATACAAGAAAACCTAAATACAAAAAAGACTATTCAATTGAATAGTCTTTTAAAATTCTCTCTATCTTTTTCTTACGAGAGATATTTTTATCAAGTTTAACTTCAACCCAATCATATACAAAAGTGTACATGATTGGATCTTCTGTTACTGGATCACAACTAACTACATACTTCTTAGACATTAAAATTACTTGAGTTTTTCAACTTTTCTAATACATATCTTTCATCCATTGATACATTAGTTGGTACTTTAACTTTCAAGTTGATAATTAAATCACCTAATCCATAATTAATATCTGGAATACCTTTACCATGCATTCTTGTTATTGTACCTGGTTGAGTTCCTGGTTGAATTGTAACAACAATTTCTCCATGTGGTGTATTAACTTTTACATTAGCACCCATAATGGCATCAAGAACAGATATTTCTTTTTCAATTATAAGATTACCACCTTCTCTTTTGAAAGTATAATCTCTAATTTCATCTATAATAATTTGTAAGTCACCATTAATACCATCACGAATTGCATTACCAAAACCATGCATAGTTAATTGAATACCATTTGATACTCCTTTAGGTATTTCTACATCAACTGTTTGTTCAGTTAAAGTAGTACCATCACCATTACAAGAATTACATTTGTTATGAACAATCTTACCAGTCATATTACAATCAGGACATCCTGTTTCAGTTCTCATTTGTCCAAATGGTGTATTTTGAGTAACTATTCTTCTACCTCTACCACCACAAGGAATACAATCTCTTACATCAGATCCACCTTTACCAGAACAAGGTTTACAAGTTTCCTGTCTTTTATATTTTAGTTTCTTTGTACAACCATCAATGATTTCATTAATAGTTAAGGAAACCTTAATTCTTAGATCTCCACCCTTTGATTGTCTTCTTTGATGTGGATTACCTCTTGAACCAAATATATCTCCAAATTGACTGAAAATATCATCCATATTGAATCCACCAAAACCCCCACCAAAACCTCCTTGTTGTGGTTCTGTAGTTCCAAATCTATCATAATTAGATTTTTTATCTGGTGTAGAAAGAACATCATATGCTTCAGCTACTTCCTTAAACTTTGCTTCAGCACTTTCATCACCAGGATTTTTATCAGGATGATATTTCATAGCCATTTTTCTATATGCTTTCTTAATATCATCTTCTGATGCCCCTCGATCAACACCTAATACATTGTATAAATCTTTTGCCATATTTTTATTTAATTAATTTTTTTAATTTTACTTCTCTAATTTCTTCTAAAATATTCTTACAATCATAAGCATATTTGAATTGACCTGCAATATAATTATCTACCACAAGTGATAATGTTTCTGCAGTTCTATCTAAGTATTCCATACAACTCAATGAGTTTTTAACCTTAGGTATAATATCCACAAAGTAATCTATGAAATGGTCTATATCAAATGATAATTGATATAAATCCAATCTATCAGATTTTAATATAGTTGGTGGTGTAACAAAATATTTACCATACAATCTTGTAATTGCTGGTAAAATTAAATCTAACATATCATCCTCACCTTCATAAAAAGGACCTTCAAATTCTTTGAATAAGTCTAATTTATTATCTAATACATATATAATAATATCTCTAAAATCAGAACTATGTGATTTTAACATACTTTCCAATGTATCAAGTAATTCTTCTCTCAACATTGGATCATCTCTTAAATCAAATATAGTTCTATCATCATTCATTATTATCTACTTAGAACTATTTTAGGATATCTGAATGGTTTACCATTCAATGAGTAACCTTTAGTTACAACATCAACTATTTTATTTTCACCTGTTTCTAATACAGATATTACTTCATGCAAGTCTTCATCATAGGTATCAGTTTGAATTGTTTGAATACCTTGATTTTTCAAGAATGTTTCTAACTTTTGAGCAATAAGTAGTAAACCTTTATCTACTTTATCCATTGATTTAATTGCAATAGTTATATCACTATCCATATCTAATACTGCTGATAACATTTTAGTTTTAGTGTTTAATACCAACTCTTCTTTTTCTTTTTGAACTCTTCTTTTATAGTTCTCAAACTCAGCATAAAGTCTAAGGTGTTTTTCCTCAGATTCTTTCAATTGGTCTTCAATTGAAATTTCTACTTGTTCTAAATTTTCTTTTTCTTCCATATTAATAATTAAATTTAAGTAATTTTTTTACTGCATTTGAGTTATAGAACTCATATACAACATTTTTATCTTCAATCTGTGTTATTTCTAATTTCTCAACTAATACTTTCATATCATCAATGTAAACAACTAAGTCTTTTAATGCACTAACCCAAGCTGAGTTTGGTTCCCAATAATCAGGAAACTTATCTAAGAACTTATCAATTGCTAAGTCTAAAGTTTTCTTTCTAATTAGTAATCCATCTTTTTTAGGATCTTTTATAGATTTATTAGTTAAGAACTCTGTAACATGAGTATTAAATCTATGTATTAAGTTTGTAGTCTCCACTATCTTTAATAATCCCATAACTAATGCATCTCTTTCAGATACTTCAATTTCAGCATTTTCTTTCAGCATTCTCTCTGCTTCTTTTTCAGAACCAACAACATAGTAAACATATGTGTCCCAAAGACAACGTTTTATTATTTCTTCTGGTGTTATTGTAATTTTCATATATACTTATAAATATTTTATTATTATATACAAATTGCTAATGAAGTTTTATATATATTTGCAAACTTAAATTAAATAGCATATGGAAATAACAGAGAAAGTAGAGTTAAACAAAAAAATTAGAGCTTATGATGGTCACAATTCATTTGTTCTTTCATTACAGAAACAATTAAAAACTAATACTAAATTACTTAAAGAGGATTTTAATGGTAAAACAACAAAAGTTCTGAGTGACAGACAATATTCTGTTGCTAAAAGTTTGTTGGATTAAAAATTAGTTGTATATTTGTAAAAATATATCAAAATATATCATATGTCAGAAAAATTTGCTCCTAAAAAATTAGTTCTTAAATGGTGGAATGGTCTTCCTACCAATATGAAAGATGTATTCATTAAACTAACTTATGGTAATGATGTTGATACTATTGATTTAAAAATGAAAAAAGTAATGTATAATAGATATGACTTAGTTACTGAGTCAAATCTTATTGAGAAAAAATTAATATAAACAAAACTGAGATACTTATGATAACAGAAGCTAAGATTAAAAAAATTCAAGCCAAATTAAATAAAGCAATTGCTGAAATTTCTAAGGAAGAAAATGTAAGTATTGTATTTGGTGGTATTAGATACAATAGTGCTGAATACTCAACAACTATGAAAGTTAAAACTTTAGAAAAGAGTGAAAAAGTAACTAACTTAAATACATCAGTTTGTAAAAGATATGGATTTACTCAAAATATTCTTGGTATGACATTTGAAGGTAAAAATGGCACAATGAAAATCATTGACATCAAAACAAGAAATAGAAGTTATCCTATTATTGCAGAGTGTTTACAAAATGGTAAATCTTATAAATATAGTGCAACAGACATTAAACAAAGATTAGGTGGTGATAAAATCATCAACAGAAATGCTAATTTAGATAAATTAGTAAGTGAATAATTGTAATTAGATAGTTACTGGGAAGGGAATTACAAATAAAACCCCATCAATTTGATGGGGTTTTATGTTTTAAAAACTGAAAACTTATCTATTCTATTTTTTTTATGAATTTCTAAATATAAACTTAAAGAATTTTTCCAAAAAAAACCTTTTTTAGACATATTTAATAATTCATCTATACTTAAATTCATATATTCTTTACCAGATTTTTTAGTGTTATATATTACTTTAATATCTAAATAATTTTCCTTACAATAATCATCTAACATAATAAAAATATCCTGTATATACTCTTTTATCTGGTCTCTTACTATAAAAAGACTACTACTATTTTGAAAGTCTATAGTTATATTCACTCCAGTAGATCTAATATTAAAAAGTATATTATTATCTGTTAACTCAACTAAAATATTCTCTATATCATTTATAATTTTATTCATTAACTATATATAAAAAATTCTAAACTTTTTATACCTTTAATCATATATATTTTAGTGTTAAAAACATATGACAATTTGTCATATTTTTATGTAATCTTGACATAAAAAAGTATTTGGCACATTATTTGTTAATTATTAATCACAAAAAATAAATTAAATAAGTTATGAACAAAAATGATGTAATCGTAGGAATTGATCTTGGAACTACCAACTCAGCTATTGCTATTGTACAAGGTGGTGAGCCAATTGTAATTTCAAACTCAGAAGGTAAAAGAACAACACCTTCAATTGTAGGATTCACTAAAGAAGATAGAAAAGTAGGTGATCCTGCAAAGAGACAAGCAGTTACTAATCCTGAAAAAACTGTTTTCTCAATAAAAAGATTTATAGGTAAAGATTATTCTTCATTGAAAGATGAAGCAAAAAGAGTACCTTATAAAGTAGAAAAAACTGGTAAGAATGTACCAGGTGTAAGAATTGATGATAGAGTTTATACTCCACAAGAAATTTCTGCAATGATTCTACAGAAAATGAAAAAAACTGCTGAGGACTATTTAGGTCATGAAGTAACAAGAGCAGTTATTACAGTTCCTGCTTACTTTGGTGATGCAGAAAGAACTGCTACTATTGAAGCTGGTGAAATTGCTGGTTTAAAAGTAGAAAGAATTATCAATGAACCTACAGCAGCAGCATTGGCTTATGGTTTAGATAAAAAACAAACAGAATCTAAAATCTTAGTATTTGACTGTGGTGGGGGAACTCATGATGTGTCTGTATTAGAAATTGGTGATGGTGTATTTGAAGTTAAATCTACTGATGGTGATACTCACTTAGGTGGTGATGATTTTGATAATGCTATTATCAACTGGATGATTGAAGATTTCAAATCAGAAAGTGGTGTTGATTTATCTCAAGATATGATGGCATTACAAAGATTAAAAGAAGCTGCAGAAAAAGCTAAGATTGAATTATCTTCTTCTTCTCAAACTGATATTAATCTTCCTTATATCACTTCAAGAGACAATCAACCTTTACACTTTGTTAAACAATTAACTAAAGCTAAGTTTGACCAAATGACAAGTTCATTAGTTGAAAGAGCTATTAATTGTGCAAAATCTGCTCTTAAAAATGCTAAATTAAATACAGGTGATATTGATGAAGTTATCTTGGTTGGTGGTTCTACAAGAATCCCAGCAGTTCAAGAAGCTATTGAAAAATTCATTGGTAAGAAAGCAAACAAATCTGTTAATCCAGATGAAGTTGTTGCATTAGGAGCAGCTATTCAAGGTGCAGTATTAAATGGTGGTATTAGTGATGTTCTTTTATTAGATGTTACTCCATTATCATTAGGTATTGAAACAATGGGTGGTGTATTCACTAAATTAATTGAGGCAAACACAACTATTCCTACAAGAAAAAGTGAAACATTTTCAACTGCTTCTGATAACCAATCTTCTGTAGAAATTCATTGTCTTCAAGGTGAAAGACCTATGGCAAAAGACAATCGTTCTTTAGGTAGATTCCACTTAGATGGTATTCCACCTGCACCAAGAGGTATTCCACAAGTTGAAGTAACATTAGATATTGATGCTAATGGTATCTTATCTGTAACTGCAAAAGATAAAGCTACTGGAAAAGAAAACAAAATTAGAATTGAAGGTGGTTCTCAATTATCTAAAGAAGAAATTGAGCAAATGAAAGCAGATGCAGAAGCTAATGCAGAAGCTGACAGAATTGAAAGAGAATTAGTTGACAAACTTAATGGTGCAGACAACTTAATTTTTCAAACTGAGAAACAAATGAAAGAGTTTGATGAAAAATTAACTGATGAAGACAGAGAAGCTCTAAAAGCTGATTTAGAAACATTAAAAGAAGCACATTCTCAAAAAGATGTGACTAAAGTTGATGAAGCATCAAATAAATTAAATGAAACTTGGGGAGGTATTAGTACAAGACTTTACCAACAAACAGAAACAGAATCACAACCTGAGCAACCTGTAAATGAAGGAGACAACATTGAGGATGTTAGTTATGAAGATGTAACAGAAGAGAAGTAATAATTTTCTTATTATTTTAAAAAACCCAGTAATTATTACTGGGTTTTTTTATATATACTTTATGAAAGAAATATTTAATTCTGTTATAAGAAAAAAGGTTAAAATATTAATAAAAACTTTAGGTGATGGTACATCTGAGTTAGTAATTAACTTACCATTAAGTATGGCTGAATTTGATAGTATCGAATGGAATCAAGACAATAAGAGAATATACCTAAATATATTTGATGGTGATCTAGAATATTCACAAAATTTTGATGATTTATCAGATGATGACAAAATAGAGATTTATAAGATTTTATATAATTTTCTATGAGTATCTTTCTTTATTTTTATTTTTAAGATATTCTTTCAAGTCTTCATAATTTACATTACCTGGATTACTGAAAATAGTTTCTGCATTACCTTTAGGTTTTTCTTCTACTTTTCTCAATGCATTTGTATTAACTCTTTCATCATATTGCTCCTCAGTAGTTTTTATTATAAAACCTAAGTATTTATCAATACCTTTTTCTCTTAACATATTTTTATCAAAGTCAAATATAAACTCTTCAAAGTCCATTGTATAAACTACAAAGATTGGATCTGTGATATAATGGTCTGTATATAATTTTATAGTACCTATGTTACCTTGACCATAAATTGTAGTATTATATGCATTATTATAACTAAATGCAAATTGGTCATTGTCATTAAACTTTCTAGTTCCATTTTTCTCAACAGTTGGAATTAATCCAAGATTAACTTTAAAGTATTGAGATTTTTTGAACTCTTGTAATATTTGATAATTGGTTACTATATTTAACATAACTTATTTATTAAATGTTACATGTTCCCTCACTTGCAGGTAAGTTAGATTCAATTCTAGTTTCAGGATATTCAATTCTAAGTTGCATTGAATATTTACCACCTTTATCAAGTATTACATTACATTCACACATCTCTTCAAAGGTTTCTTTTACCATCTCAAGATATTCATAAACTTTTTCATTATCAAAAGGAGTTTTAGGTGTTTTTTGAATAATTATTGAATGTGCAGGTCTAATAGTTTCACCAATGAAATTATTATACCATCTTTTCATAGCTATTAAACCTCTTACATCATCTCTTACTTCATTTCTATAATTAAAGTCTGTACTAGTTACATTTTTACCATCAACAACCCTAATTAATATATCTGTTATTTCAAAAGATAAGTTATCAATTAAATCTAAATCAAGTAATACCTCATTAATTTGCTGATGAGTTAATAAAAATTTAGATTCAAATCTTTCACAATACTCATCAAGAAGTTCTTTTTCTTTATCTGTTAAAGGTCTTGAATTATAATCAAAACTAACTTGATGATTATTTAATATTTCATCTAACTCATCAAAAGAATTTAACTCAGGTAAATCTTTATTCTCATTAATAAATTGAATATACTTCTTAATCATTATGTTTCTATTTCAAATTCTTCTTCTTCACCAAATTGGTCATCTAACTCAATTTTAAGATTAACAATAAACTCTTCATCTATTGTATTTGGATCAGTATTTCTTGTTATTTGTCCAATAACTTCTTGAGTTTCATTATCATACTTTTTAAATTTAATGAAACATTGTTTAATATCTTTTGTAGAAAAGTCTTTAGTTTTATCTTTAGGAATTGCATCTTTCATATTAATAGATATTAAAAGATTATACCAGTTTTCATCATCAGAAAACTTAACCGTTAATGTATCATTAAGTAATGAACGTGTTGCTACTTCACAACTCTCAAGTCTTAAATTAAACTCTTTAAAAGTTGGACTATTACCATTTCTTTTCTTATTTAATTTAGCTTTCTTGATGTCATTTTCTTCCTCAGCTTGTTCATCATCACCACTTTCTTCAAACATTTTCTCTATTTTCTTTTTCATAGAAATTAAAAGAGAATCAACATATGATGCAGGAGTATCATTTCTTACTTCTGTAAATTCACCTGGTTCTTCCATAGGTGTTTGTTCTGTTTGACCTTCTGTAGGTGCCTGAGCTTGTACTTGAGCATCATCTTGTGCTTCAAGGATAAATTGGTTAAATCTTTGTATTTTCATAATGTATATATTAAAATTAATTATCTATAATTGGTTTGTTAAATCTCTGTTGATTTTCTGATTTTTTGCCAATAATTTTTACCAGGAGATTCTAAATTATTCTTCTTAATACACCAATTTATCTTTCTAATTGTAGTGTCTAATTTTTTTGCAATATTAGGTATTGACATTTTCCATATTAATGGTTTTATAAGTTCTAATAATTCACTATCATCTTTGAAATAACCATCTTTTCTTTTAGTTTTTTCTTTCAAGAAGACATTACTATAAAACCATTCTAAATCAGATTCAAGATATTCTTTTCTTTTTTCCTCAAAGTTTATATAACAAAATTTACCAAATAAATAAAGTGAAACTTTATCATACATCTCTGCTGCTTCCAATTCACTATCAACATATTTATCTTTTTTAATAATAGTATTATAGAATCTACATAACCATGACTTTTTAGATTCTTTCCAATAAACTCCTTTATATCTAGTTTTTTTGTTAGTTGGTGAATAATTTGTACCCAATCTAAATGTTGATAAATGTTTTTTAAGCTCATCATCAACAAATTTATTATCACCACAACCTCTTATATTATAACCATTTGGTCTATATGAATTAAATTTTTCTGCATATAAAACTTCTAATTTATTTAATTCATTTATATCTTTTACATTATCTTCAATTATTTCAAAATCAAAATTATCTAAACCATATTTATCTATAGAATTTTTTAGTATTAAATTATGTGTATATTTCCACTGCTGCATCAGACAGAACAGAATATGAGACTTTAGATGAAGCTAAATCAGTTGCTAAAAAGAAAGTTGAAGATTTTGTATTTGGTTTAATTGATATGAGAGATTATAAATTAAATGAATTATTAAAATGACAAAAGAATTAATAAAATTGTATATTGATGAAAAATATCAAGACAAATATTTAATTAAGAGAATTAATTCTTTTAGATTAATTGATAAAACATATCTTGCTAACCAATTTACAATAGAAAGTGATTCTTATGAGGAAGCTCAAATTAAAGGCTCTTTAACATTAAGAATGATTGAATTATGTTGGGATGGTAAAAGAATATTAAAAGGTAAGAATGGTCCAATAATTAAAAAAAGAATAAATAATACTAATTTGTTTGGTTATAGTAGTTTTTTAATTTGGCAAAGAAATCGAATAATTAATTTGGTGATGTCAAAAAATGACCATATATTTGTAGAATAAATCAAAAACTATGAAATATAACTTCTTTTCTACTTTATGTAATGATGCAGATAAACACATTGATAATACTTTATCTCAATTAGAATCTGGTCAGATTACTATTAAACAAGCATTTGAAAATCTATTAAAAGTTGAAGATTGTGATGAAAATAAAAAACCTTATTTTCCAGATGCAGATATGACAAAAGAAACAAAATATGAATTTGTAGAAAATGTTTCAAAGATTACAAATACTGATGAAGATAGTGTTTGGGAAGTCTATGATGATGTTTACACTACATTTTATGAACTATAAAAAGAAAGAGGACTATTTGTCCTCTTTCTTTTTACTTCTTTCTATAATCATTTCCTCTGGTGTTAGTAAACCTCTACCAAATAATTTAACTCTATCATCATATCTTTTCTTAACTCTCTCTGAAATTGGCACTGGTGCTCCTTCATCATCAATTCTAACAAATACCATTTTGGTTGAACAAACTAAATCCTGAGCCCCTGTATAAACATTATGTTTTCTAGCTTCAAGATTGATTGTAATAGATGTAGTACCTATCTTTTCAACACCACCATATATCTTAATTAGATTTCCTGTTTTAACAGGTCTTTGAAAAATTACTTCTTCAATCTTCTTTGTAACCATTCTTGGTGTATCACAAATCTGACAACAGTAAACTGCAGCAGACTCGTCGAGGATACTCATCATTTCACCGCCAAATAAATTTCCATGTACTCCTATCTGTGAGGCCATACATACTCTTGTTGTAATTAGTTCCATTATTGCAATATTTTATTTATTTTCATTTCTCTTTCTTCATGCTTCTCAGTTATATCAGCATATCTCATTCTATAAAATACTTTAAGTGTTTTTAAATCAATGTATTTACCTATAACATATATAACTAATGTTCTACCATCTTTACCATCAAAGAACTCTTGTAATTCATCATCACTATTAAACTGAATAGGTTCACAATCTATAATTTTTGAGTGTGGTTTGTCATTTATAATATATTCTAATGTGAATCTAGGTAGTGCAGTTACATACTTTATCTTTGAATAATTATTAACTAAGAAATCATTTAACCATAATGATACATCAAATGTAGCATATTGTATTCCTATACCTAAATCTTTACAATTATTTATAAGCTGCATAACTGCATCTAAACTATGATTATTAACAGGAATCAAATGAGATTTGCTTATTTGTACTGGATTATTTATTAAACTTGTAAACATAATTATATTTTTACTATTTCTACTCCTGCTTCTCTTAAAAACTCTACACCTGTAATGTCTTTATAATCTTCATGATAAACTAATCTCTTAATTCCTGATTGAAGAACTAATTTAGAACAGTCTTTACAAGGTGAATGTGTTTGGTATAATGTTGCACCATCACAAGACTGACCATGTTTAGCACACTTTAATATAGCATTTGCTTCTGCATGAATAACAAACCAATTGGTATCATTATCAACTGTCTCACAAGTGTTATCAAATCCAGTTGGTGTTCCATTGTAACCATCTGATACAATCATACCATTCTTAACTATTATAGCACCTACTTGTTTTCTTGTGCAATGTGAAAGAGTTGCCCATTCAGTTGCCATATTGAGATATACTCTATCATATCTATCTTGTTTATTCATCTTTTAATATTCTTTTAATTTTAATCTTTCTATCTTTTGCTTTATCTTTTATTCCCAATATATTCTCCTGAACCCAATTAATAGAAAAGTGTTTACTATCCTCATATGATAATAGAAACTGTTTCATTAAAATAGCTTTCTTTTCTAGTTCATTAATCTTTTTCATTCAATATTCTATTAATTTTTTCCATCCTCATTTCTGATTTTGTATTATTAAAATAATTATACCATTGTTTTGATACTGTTATATAATTGGCTGAACCTCTAACACTACCTCTTGCAATTGTATTTGCTGCTTCATTTAGTTTAGATATTAATTCAGATTGTGTCATCATTATGAATGTTTCTTATCAATTTGGTGCATTTCTAAAGTAAGTGGTGTCTTTCTACCAAAGATAGATACTGCCAATATTACTTTTTGATCTTCAATTTTTTCAATAGTAGCTTTCATTGTTGCAAATGGACCTTCATTGATTGTAACTTCTTCACCAACTGTAAAAATATTATCAATTTTCTTGTTCATTGATTCAGTTTGTTTACCAATCATTTTGTTTACTTCTGCTTCTGTTAATGATTGAATATCACCATTTCTTTCTGCTAAGAATCCTGTTGCACCTTTAACACCTTTAAGAAAGTATTTTAACTCACCAAGTGAATTGGTTTCCATAAAGATATATCCAGGAAACATAATAGTTTCTTTCTCTACTTTCTTATTGTTTTTTAAGAAAACTGATTTTTCAAGTGGTACAAGAACTTGTCCTATTTTACCTGTAAGATCTCCTGTTTCAGCTTCTTTATTTATTTTTTCTGCAACTGATTTTTCACGATTTCCTTGTGTTCTAACCACATACCATTTCATGTCTGTTTTGTTTATAACTTCTGTACTCATAATTTATATTTGTTTTTCTAGTTTTTTGTAATAATCAAGTTCATCTTTAATGAACTCTGGATGTTTATCTATTAGATAGTTAATATCATCTGGCTTAACTTTTAGTTTGATAGTTAACATCTTAAATTCTTTTTCTGTAATTTTGGGTTTATCTACTTTTTCACTTTTAGACCAGAACCATTTTGGGAATGGTTGTGTAAGCATAAAGTTGTACCACAAATCCATAACAAGTACTTTATCAATTCCTTTTATGTTCATAAGTGCTGCTTGTTCAATATATTTCTTAGAAAAATAACGATTGAATATAAAGGAAAACTTCTCTTTATCATCACTCGTTATCTTAACCCACTCTCTTTTATTCTTTAACATTGCATTAAAGACATCAATTAGTTCTGCCATTTATAGTATAATTTTATCTATTTGTTTATCTCTAAATTCTATTGGATCATAAAACCTCATGTATTCTAATCCTAATACTTCTATTAATTCATCACAAGAAAGTTCATAATAAAATAAAGAATTAACAGGTACATATTTACCATTATCTAGTTCATATTCTTCAATACCAGTAAATACATTGAAAACTTTTCTGATAATACCAACTCTTTTTGAATTATCAATTTTATGTTTTATTTCATTTAATTTGTCAGTCAAATCATTAGCATTTTCACTATTATAATATGATAATGAATGCCATTCACAATAGTTACATATGTGTTCTGTCAACAGCTTATTTTTATAATTAAAAAAACTTTCAATTACAGGTTCCCATTTTTTAATAATAATCCTATCAATATTATTCATTACTCATTTATATTTTTCAATAACTCATCTATATTGTTATCTCTCATCAATCCTGATTCCTTCATCACATCATTCCAAATATCATTGAAGTTTTCATTATTAATCTCCTTTAATTTATTAGTGGCAAGTGGTAATATTTCATCAAACATTTTATTATCTAAATATTGAGTTCTGATATTATAACCTTTATTTATTGTAAATCCTGTTCCTTTGATAATTTCTACTGAAAAGTAATCATCATCACTAATTTTAACTAAACCTGATGCTTTTTGACTATTACTTCTTGTTTTTTTAATACCTGATAAATTATCAGTACTTATTGATAAAGAGTTATCATTTATATTTATACTAATATTGTTTCTATAATTTAATAGATTTATTAACATTGTTTTTAATTTATTACTAACCTCTTCATTATATTCGGCCCAATCTCCAGTGTACATTTGAGATTTGATAGGTCTATCCATCTCTCTCATTTCTTCAACTACTAACTTCACTATCTTTTTTAATTTCTTTTCTTTCATATTGCTTCAAATACTTTTGTCATTCTACTTACAACTTCTTGAGGTAGATTACTCATTCTTAAATCAATCAATCTAACATTCATTTCTATATTACCAACAATAGGTGATATTTGACTTTTACCTAACTTCTTTTTCTCACAAATCAAATCTGCAATGTTTTCATGTAAATCTGGATCCAATAAATTAACTTCACCAAACTCTAATAAGTATTCATCATAGATTGTTTTGGCACCTGCTGCACCAATTCCTCTTTTCTTACCATTCTTTGTAACACTCCAAACTGAATTAATGTTATCACTTGAATCACCTGATATAATCTTAATAATTAAAGATTCCATAGGGTCAATCTCATGAACTTCATATTTGTTTATGAAGTTATCTAATAAACCAATAAACTCAACATTATCATTTAGATTAAAAATGTCATCATTTGGTAACCTTGATAGTTTGTTTAGAAAAACTTGATAGTTCTTTGGTAAGAACAATTTCTCTTTGTTATACATTTCATTAGTCATCAAATTGATTGTAAGTGGATCTAATGAATAGTTAACCATTTGCTTAATATCATAGTCATTTGAAACTATAATTACTGACCTTCCTTCACTATTAGCTTTTTCAGTTAAATATGAAATCCAGTCATCACCTTCAATATGTGGTGCTTCTAATACTTTCATTGTTGATTTTACTTCTTCTTTGAACTCACCATAAGCAGTGTAAACAAAGTTCCAATCAATGTCAGTATCTTTTTTTCTTGTTCCTTTGTATTCTTCAATTAGTTTCTTTCTCCAAGATTTCTCTTTTGAATCAGATACTAAATAAACATTTGCAAAAGGATACCATTTTCTATATCCTGTTATGTTATTCTCAAGTGCTTTATGTAATCCACCAAATAACAGGTTGTGCTTGTGTAGTGTGAACACTAACTTAGATAGTATATAGTTACCATCAATTATTAAATCTACTCCCATGTAGTTTTATCTTATTTTTTATTTATACTCAATAAGATAAGATTTGTTGTTATTTTAGTATGTCATTAATCTTTTTATCTCTATCTAATACTATTATTCTTTCTTCAATGAAAGCATCAATATCATAACCAAATGAGAATTGTTGTTTCTTTAATTCTAACCAGTAAGGTTTTCCTAATACATTTAATGTTGCAATAATTGATGCAGTTGATGCATCCATAAATGAACCACTTTCTACTTCATATTCTTCACCAAGAATTACATAAGTTACTTTAGGTGTTTGTATAGTTGCTCCAGATCCCCAAGAACCATGACCATTACCATAAATTGCATTTACATTATTTCCTAATGTTATTGTACTATTTACCCAGTTTCCTGTTACATTTGATGTTCCTGTTGTAATATTTGTTCCTGTTAGTGAACCTAAACCTGACTTTGTTTTTTTTGCCATTTTAATCTTCTTTTTTTATATGATTCTGTTAATTTGTATATCTCTATACATTACAGAAAATTCTTCTCTTATATCTAACTCACAATCATATATATGTGTGTTACTGTAGTAATCATACCAATTTCTATTAACAACCTTTTTCAATATACTATCATAGTTTTCTTTAAGTAAGTGAAAACACTTTTCTTTTTCCATCCAATGTGTGAAGTTTCTTATTAAATCAAATCCAATTTTATCAAACCCATAAAAGAACTGAGGTCTTGAATAAGCAAATAAATATTGTGATATTACTAAATTATGATCTAATTCTGTTTTAGGATTTGAATACTCAGGTGTAGTAAAATAAAACTCAACATTCATTTTCATCAATTCTTTAGTTAGTTTTAATACTTGTTTAGTTAATTTAACATCTAAAAATACATAATAAATATCATCTTCAATAAAACACATAGGTATATTGACATACTTTTTATACATTAAAAAGTTGCCTTTAACTAACCAATTACTATCAAGTATTAAATTATTTAATCCCATATTCTTTTAGTATTTTAAGAAATACAACTCTTTGTTTTTCTCGATTATCACCATCTCTATAATAGTTACTGTTTTTATTTGGAGAGTATTTGCATTTATACTTAGTATCTGACCTCTTAGATGTATAAGTCTTATACATAAAGTTAAGAGAAGTGCCAATGAAGTCTTGGACCATTGGTTCTTGTCTAAGAATGTTATTAGCATCCCTATGTCTTCTCCACCAACCACCTCTAGACATCATAGTCAATCTCTTTATAACCTTTTGATCTTCTTTATATTTTCTCCAAGCACGATTTCTCATACTGGATTATATAACTTATTGGAGTAATTGTTTTACTTTAATAATTCTACTTTTCTTAAATCTGAGTTTTTACCAAACCAAGTTTCTAATGCACCACTTGATACATCATTTTTACTTATTAGAGTAAGTCTAGGACTATTAATAATATCTTGGTACTCATCATCAACTAATGCAGCCAAACCTTTCTTGTATTTAATCTCAAAGGTTTTTAAGTCATTCTTGTCAGCCCATTCATTGTATTCAGTTTGTGAATAAAAAAGTATTTTCTTTTTACCTTTTGCTCTTGGTACAGCAACCACAATAGGTGTCTCAACTTTGTATATCATTTTCCTTTCAAATATCTCTGGCCAATACTTAAAGAAGAAGTTAATTAGTAAAGCAGAAATTGCATTACCATCAACATCAGCATCAGTATAAAAGAAAATTTTACCATATCTTAAATGTTTTAATTCTATTGGTTGTCCTAATTTTAATCCAATTGCAGCCATGAGATTAACTGCTTCTGTATTTTGAACTAACTTTTGATTTGTAATCTCAGATACATTTATAAACTTACCTCTCAATGAGAAAGCTCCCATTGTGTCTGCAGTTCTATATTTTCTAAATGCACCTGCTGCAGAATCTCCCTCAAACAATCCCAAAGAACATTTCCATCTGTCTTTACCTTTTGCATCAATAAGTTTCTCTACTTTAATTTTAGATAACTTCTTATTTAATTCTCTTTGTAATTTATTATCATCAGCATTTTTCTTTTGCTCTATCCAATCTAATATAGAATTAACTATCTCTGATTTAAGAATAGATTGTACTAACTTAGCACTTACTTCAAATGTAGTTCCAAACTCTTTAACCTCTGTAATTAATTTCTCTTTTGTTTGTGATGAAAATGATGGGTTGATTATAGTAGAATCTAAAAACAAAGTCATATGATTCTTTAATTCAGTTGGTTTAATATCAACTTTATGTTTCTTTAAGAAGAACTCTCTTAATTGTGCAACTATTTGTGACATAACATAATCAACATGAGTTCCACCATCATATGTTTCAGTTGAGTTAGCAAAGCTTATCTGTTGAAATCCATTTTCTGAAATAGCAATGGCAATTGACCAGCTTTTATTTTTATTACATTCAAAGAAGTAATCATCTGTATAAAGTTTAATGTAATCTTCAAATGAGTTTAGATTAATTAAAGTACCATTGAAATATATTTTAAGACTTGGATTACAAGCAGCTAAGTCATATATTCTTTTTTCAATCATTTTGTAATGATCTTCATCAATGTTTTCTAAACCAAACTTTTCAAAGTCAGTAGCAAAAGTTATTTCAGTATGTTTCTTTGTCCCTTTAACTACTTTAGCTTCTGTTCTATCTCTCATATTATTTGTGAATGTTTGGTCAAATTGATTTTTACCATCACAAGTTGATATAGTGAATTTTTTAGAATAGATATTTACTAATACAGACCCAACACCATTTGTTCCTGCCCAGGTTCTACTATCATCATCATCAAAGTTAGAACCAGCTTTAAGATTTGAGAATATCATTTCAGGAATCCATTCATTATGTTCTTGGTGTTTAATTACTGGTATACCTCCATTATCCCATACAGAGATAACATCATTTTTTATAGTAACTTTGATTGTGTTTAATTTTGATCCTTCTCTTTTACTTTCATCAACTGAGTTAGTAATAATTTCATCAAATATTTTAAGAAATCCAGGGTTGTAAGTAAGTTCCCTTTGTGTCATTTTCTCTTCTCCTAACACCCATTTAGTTGCAGTGTGAGGTTTAATTGAACCAATATACATACCAGGTCTTAGTATAACATGCTCAATATCAGTTAATTTCTTATACTTATCTTCTATTTTCTTAGACATTTATATAATTAATTTTTATTTGTATATAGTAAAAACTCATGTTTGTTTTTTATCCAAGTATTTAAAAATATTGTATATTGTTTATTTATTACAAATATTCTCCTTATCTTTGTACTTAAAATAAATAGTATGTTAGATAAATATGCTCCTGTAGGAACTAAAGATTGTGAATCACAATGTGAACGTAAGGTTGTAATGACACCGGATGGCCCTGTTATTGTTTGTGATGGTTGTGATAGAATTGTAATGGATAATAGAAAAGATAAGTAATGAAGTACATTAAAGGATGGGTTCATGACTCATTTGCAAAAACTCACTATTATGAATTTAATATGGATTTTACAATGGTTGTTTGTAAAGATGTTAGATATTATGGTATAGATGATTATGATAAAGAATGTTATGGTATAGATTTTGAGAAAGATTACATTATGTGTGTTAAATTCTTCAAAACTAAACAAGAATCCAGTGCATATGTTTACTTAGAAGGGTTTTATGATTCAAATGGAATTTATAATGAAGTTAACCAAGAAACTATAATGAGTAGAGAATTTATTTCAGCAAACTCAGAAGAAGTTGGTGGTAAATTATTAGTTGATATAACAAAGAAGTTTAATAGAGATAAAAAAATAGATTTAATTTTAGAATGATGATTTGTAGATGTATAAAAGTAATAGAAGACGCTAAATTTATACTTGGTAATTATTATACATATGAGTTTTATAATGAAACTTATTGTGTAGTAAAACCTGGTAAACCAGAATATAAAATACCTAATTATAATCAGGTTATGAATGAAAAGGAATTTAATGAATACTTTGTTGATATGTCTAAGGCAAAGACAGAGGAAAAACCTAAAGAGGTAAAAGGCCCAAGTAAACTAAGTGTAACAAGTATAGTTGATCGAAGTTTAACAGATTTACTTAAACAAGGTTTAGGCTTTTTAGAAACTAAAGAAAATCTTAGATTAAGAACTGTTAAACTTAGAGTAAGTCTTGAAAGAGATATGAAAACTTGTGAGTTACTTAAAAATATTGATCCTGATGTTCTGTTATATACACCAGATTATTGGACTAAAGTTGAATCTTCAAGAGTTAAATATCATCTTTATTATATTTCACATTGTCTTAAAAGAATTGAAGATATTAATTGGTGTTTAACAAATAGATTAAAGTTCTATCAGTATAGTTCTTTACAATTATTTAACTTAATTAAGTTAAAAGAAAAGTTATCATTAGAAAATGCAGAACCTATAACAGAATTTCATACTATATAATATGACACCACATGTAATAAGAATATCAGTTGATGATGATTTTTATAAATCTAATCCTATTTATACATCTAGCTTACACCAACAATATGGTCAAAATCCAATTTTAACAATGCCAAATGGTATAAAATCTATATCAGGGAGTGAAGCAATAGTGGATGAAAAAATACTAAGAGGTAGAAATTCTTGGACAGTTGTGAGTTCTTTAATGAGTAGAAACTTTAGTTTAAGAGATTCAACTCAAGAAGAGTTTCAAGAACATATGAAAAGATTTGGTACATTTAGAATTGAAGAAAACTCACGTGATGAATTCACATTACATTTTGATAATGATAATGCATATGACTTAAAATTGGCTAGGTTTATAGATAATGATAGTAGAGGTAAAGATTTTAATACTATGGATATTTGGTATCAAAATAATCCTATAAACTATTTCTTTCTAAAAGATGTTAATGGTTACACTTCAATAGATATAGGAACATTTAGTAAAAGTTACTATGTTTATAGTGAATCTGATTGGTGGACTTTTATGGATTGTTTACAGAAAGGTCTTAGTATTCAAGAGGTTAGAGAGTTAAAAATTAATCAAATTCTTAATGATAGTCCAAGTGAGTATGCAAACTTAGTTAGACAGCTTCATTTCAGAAATGAGTATGGTAGAAATTCTAATAGTTTTTTGAGTAGTGTCTATGGTTTTTATGAAAAAAATGGATTTATTACAGAGAGACAAGCTAAGGCAGTAATGAGAGAAATATGGTAAAGCATGTAACATCATGATATATATAATAAATATAATTTTGAAAAATTTAAAATAATTAATATCTTTGTAAAATGAAAAGAAGTAAAATTTTATATAAAGTAGATCTTAAAGATTGTCAAGAATATGGCTTTGATGTCAAACTTGCAACAGTTGGGGTTTTTGAAACAGATAAAGTTAGCTGGAAGTATTATGTTGTATCATACTATAAAAATAATGACAATGTGGTAAAAACCTCTACTGATATATGTGGTAGACCTGGAGAGGAACTAACAAATTCAACAGTTGAGAGATATGGCAAAGAGTTTAAAACCACCGATGAATGTAAAGAATTTATTGATACTTATAAAATTAAATGGGAAACAGGTTCAAACTCTACCTTAGAAGAAAAAAGAGATAAAAAATTAAATGATTTAGGGATATGAGTAAAATTACAACTGAGTTAATTCCAGTAATACATATGATTAATGAAAATCAAGTTTTAACAAATGTTGAGACTTGTTTATCTTGTGGTATACAAAAGGTTTTTATAATAAACCACCAAACTACATCGGAAGAACTAATTAAATGTGCTAAAAGGGTTAAAGATACCTATCCTAATTTGTGGGTTGGTATTAATATGTTAGATAAATATGTAGAAGATGCTATACTATATGAATTTGAATTTGATGGACTATGGTGTGACCAATCCATCAAATTAGAAGATTATAAGTACAGAAAATTCAAAGGTATGTTATTTACTGGTTTGGCATTTAAGTATCAACCACAACCAAAAGATATAGAATTGGCTTGTAAAGAATCTATATTGACATCTGATGTTTCTACTACAAGTGGGCCAGGTACAGGAAAAGCAGCTGCTATAAACAAAATATTAGAGTTAAGAAGTCATTTAGGTGAACATCCAATGGCAATTGCATCAGGAGTTAGTGTAGATAATATTGAAAATTATAAAGGGATTGTTGATTACTTATTAGTAGCATCATCAATTACAAGTGCAAGTGAGATTATCTATAAAGATAAGTTACTTGAATTACTTGAGCATTTAATGTAAAAAAAGAGGACAAATGTCCTCTTTTTTAAATACAAGATGGTGGTTTAGTATTTCTTTGAAATTTCCAGTGTAATGACTCCCAATTATTAATTTCTTCACTTAATTTATGTAACTCAGCTTCCCATTCTTTGGTTTCTTGTAGTCTTATTTCAAAATCTCTTATTTCATCACTAATATCTGACTCTTTTTGATTTAATAATATCTCTAAATTAGACAACTCTTTTTCTTTCTTAGAAAGAAGTGCTTCTTTTTTATCTAAAGCAAGAAGATCAGTATCTATTTTTTCTTTTAATTCTTTATACTTACCTTCAATATCTTGACTTGAGTTTAGAATTTCATTCTCAAGATTTCTTTCTCTCTCATTAATTTCTCTTAATGTATCTTCTAAATTCAGTTCTCTTTCAGTAATTTTAGATATTCTTAATAATAAATCATTTTCTTTTTCATCTAATTTTTTAATATTTTCTTTGTAAATATCTTCTCTATTCTGGATTCTCTTTAACTTTTCAGTATTATCATCTTCATTCTCTATAACTCTTTTCTCTCTTCTTTGTATATCTAACTCTCTTTTACTAAGTAAATCTTCATTGATTACAATAGTACTCTCAATTTTTGATGAATTTGTTTCATTGTTTAATATAAACTCTTCCATAAAAGGATAAAGTTTTTTACTCAATATTGCTGGTTGAGGTATTTTATTAGATTTTAGATAAGACAATAATTCTGCCTTCCATTCAACTATTTCAAAGAAATCAGGATTACTATCAACAATATCTTTATCTATTGGTATAAGCTCTGATTTTAACTTATAGATATATTCTTCAAGTATAGTTCCTACTTTAAGTACAATGATTTTCTTATCATCACCTAAGTATTGAAACTCTTTAATTAATTTATGTTTTAATTTCATTAAATACTTTTTTGTTTTTATATATTAAATCCTTACTTTTGTTGTATGATTAAGACACAAGCAAAAAATTTAGTAAACTTTTCCATTCTGATGCACAACTGTTTAATTAATGGTAGTGTTAAAGAATATAATTTCTTAGGAAATGATCCAGATTATATAATGGAGAAATGGAACAAATATATTGGTGTAAAACCAAGTTCTGATATTACATTTAATAAAGAAGGTGTCATAGACCAATGGATTAAAAGATGGAGAGTTAGTGATGAACAAGTAGATAAAATGAAAAATATACTTGCATTTATTGTTAGAGTTAATCATAAGCATTTCTTTATAAGAGGATTTGAAGCAGATGAAAATGATCCAAGTAATCATATTAAACCTAACTCTGTTTGGTTCTTATCTGATTTAATTGAATTATTTGAAGAAGTAGTTGGACCTGCAGAAGATATTAATAAAGAGTTTTATAATCATTTACATCCAATTGTTGCAAAAGTAATTACAGAATGGGAAGATTCAAAATTAGTTAGAAGAGATAACAATTTAACTTTACTATTATAAACTAAAAAACCACTCATTGAGTGGTTTTTTTATTCTTCTATATCAAGTTCTTTCTGAACTACATAAATTGCAAAGTCTTTTAAATTTCCATTTTTACAATATGAATCAAATCTATCTTCATCTATATTAATTACAAAGAACTCTTCCATTTCAGTATATTTAGTAGTAATTTCATCTTTACTATCAATTATTTCATAGAATTCTTTTTGTAATTCAGAATCATCTGGTAACATCTTATCAATCTTATCATATGCCATTGCATAACAATCTTCTAAGTTAGTATCTACTTCTTCTTCATTATCATCTTCTATATTATTATCAAAATGTGGGTGCCACCACTTACCTAATTCCTCAGACTCATTAAATCTTTTTAAGTATTTCATATTATATACAAGTTATTTTTACACTATTGGTTTCCCAAGTATCTCCCATTTCAGCTTCATCAAGAAACTCTGCAAGAGTTTGTTCTGTATTATCATCTTCCTCACTAAGGTCCCAAGTTCTTTCAATATCACTTTTACCAAGTCTTGCTTTAGCACCTCTACCAGATAAATCTTTTACCATGAACTCTTTTTCCTGAGATTCTGATTCATTAAATTTTCTTAAATGTTTCATAAATTAATTTTA